TCATTTTGGATTATTTGCAAATGCACCATTGACCTTTGAGATCAGGTCTTTCGGCTGATTATAGGTCAGATGCGCGTAGATGTCCAGTGTTATTTTCGCGTGTTCGTGACCAGCCAGAACCTGCACGGTCTTGACATCTACTCCTGCCAGCAGAAGGTTCGTGATGTACGTATGCCGAAGCTGGTGTGGTGTCACCTGAAAATCCATGCTATATATGACGCTTGCGTTGTGCGCAGCCTTTTGCCCTAAAACAGGCGTGACGGTGTGCTTGATTTTCTGCCCATTCACATATCTGGTGTAGGTGCGCTCCTTGGTGCTGCGGACAGTGACATACTTCCAGAGCCGCCCCCATTGTGTGCCAGACAACGGCTGCCCCTCGCTGCTTGCAATGACATAATCCGAAATCGAAGATTCCTTGACTTCTTTCAGACAATCAACGAGCTGCGGAGGAATTGGGATTGTCCTCTTTGCCGCTTTCGTTTTCAACTCGGTTGTCACGACCGGGCGGTTGTGTTCGATGTGCCAGGCGCGGCAAACGACGATGTGCGGGGCAGATCCATCCAAGAATACGCTATCCCATTGCAGAGCGAGGGCTTCTTCTCTGCGCAGGCCCGCATACAGGCAGAGCATAATAAACGGATATGGCGGCAGACCGCGCACTGCGTCCAAGAGGGTCTGCACCTGCTCTGTGGTGAGCGCCGTTTTCTCTTTCGGCGCTTTGCCGCCTTTTGGATTCAGATTCTTGCACGGCGATTCGTCAATGATTTTGCTTTGCTCCGCCGATGTGAAAATCAGCTTGTACAGCATCTGGACGCTGCGGTAGATTGACGCCGATTTTGATGCAGCCTTGGTAATTGCCATCTTCACATCATCGGGCGTGATCTCCTGCATATACCGATCGCCTAGCGGCTCGATGATATAGATTTTGACCTTGGAGGTATAGTCCGCCAGCGTAGTTACCCGAATGCTCGAAGCCTGCATGGTAAGCCACTTTTCCGCATACTCCCGAACCGTAGGATTCTCGCGCCGGTACACAGCTTCTTCGATTTGGCGCTGGGCAAGAGCCACCTTTTCCGTCAGCTCATCCGGTGTCTGTGCGTAAAGGGCAATGTATTTGCCGTCTGGGCCTTTGATGCGCTTGCGGTATTCATTCCGGCTGGGAATAAACTCATATGTTGGTTTCTTCGGCCGAGCCATGAAACCCCCTCCTTGTCGAAATCAAGAGAATGTTATATTCTCTCAAAAAGGACCGTTTTCCTGTTTTTGTGCTATAATCAAAAATGCGCCGGCAGCAAAAAATAAAGGAGCAAGACAATGCAAAGCGAAAAGCACACCGAGGGACAACCATGCCCGAAAACTCTTCTCGCGGCAGAACTCTTTTCCAAGCTGACCGAGGAAGAGCAAGAAATGTCGTACCTTGACGCACAGATTCTTAGACTATTGCATCAACTGCCCCCGGCACAGCAGAACGTGTTCACAAATCTTGTTGAATCGCTGCTTTTAGCGCAGCAATCAGAACTACTTTCTGATCGGGAGTAAGTTTCCGCAAAAGCATTATTATCTCACGATCGTTCCTATCAAGCCCATTCATCTCCACGATGAATGGGCTTTTTCTTATGTTTTGACTGTCATCTAAATCGTCTAGTGTGCGATCAAAAACCCGTACCAACTGGCGCATCGTCTCCAATTTTGGGTCCTTAGTTGCTCCAGAGAAAATTTTCTCCAAAGTCGGTTCTGGAACTTTGGACAAATGTGCAATTTCTTTTGTCGTGAGACCAGATTCATTCTTCATTTCCCGAAGTTTATCAAGCCACAAGGAAATCACCCCTCTTTTTGTTATAAGCACATAATACCATGCTTGGAGGAAAGAAACAAGAAAAATTTCCGTCCATGGAAGAAATATTTCTTGACAACAACCGTGTACGGTGGTAATATTTCAATAAACCACCGTTAACGGTGGAGAAACGAGGTGAGAATATGTTTCCAAACTTAAAGGCAGAGATGGCACGCAAAAACGTAACCATTTCGGATCTGGCGAGAGCAATTCACAGGACAGACCGTAGCGTGCGTGACAAGGTAAGCGGAAAAGGTGATTTCAGTTGGTCAGAAATCAACGCAATCAGAGATCAATTTTTCCACGGTCAATCCATTGAGTATTTGTTTTCCAAGGCTAACTGAAGACAGGAAGGAGGCATCTATGAACGAGGCATTGCAAAAGGTCGTAGCAGCGGTAAACGACGAGAACCCGGAAAAGATTTGGGCTGGAATCCCGCGCGAAAAGCGTGAGCTCCTTCCGAATGAGATTTGCAAGCTGCTTATGAACAACGACCTTTCGTTTCAACAAGCAGAGTTGCTGCTCGAAGTAGCGAAAGGTCGTTTGCGCCGGTCGAAGATCTAATTCGGAAAGCGAAACGCAGAAAGGAGGACACAGTGAACAACTATTGCATTGAAATTGAAGTTCCAGAGGGTAAGGTCAAGGAAATCCTCGACCGCCTGACAGCAGCACAGGAAACCATCCGCCAGTGCTACGACGAGCTGACCCGTCTTGGCGTACTGGTTGTAAGAGGCGGCAGCGATGAATAACACATTCAGCACCCCAAAGCAGTGGCCGAAGGACGCTGCCCGCGATGAAACCTACGCGCACTTCGGTTACGAAGTGAAGCTTGAGCCGGGCGTCGGCGCCGGCTGCTGGCCGAACGACGGTGAAACCATCATGCGGCACTTGCGGGTGCTGCCAGAGATTCTGGAGAACTACACCGACCCGAAAAAGAGAATCCGAGTCGTATTTGACTACGATCCGGACTTCCCGAGGGCGCTATTTCAGCTTTGGGGCTTGGAAGAAGTTGACTGGGAGAGCATCAAAGCTGCGTGCAGCTGCACCCCAGAGGAATCAACAGAAAGGAGCATATGACGTGAATACGTTACTTACCCGAAAGGAGGCAGCAGCCAGACTTGGCGTAACCGTTATGACGCTGGATGCGGAACGCAGCAGCGGGCATCTAGCTTATATCCAGCGGAAGCCCGGCGGAAAGGTCTGGATTACCGAAGAAGCGATTGCTGAGTATCTTGCTCGCGCAACGCACCCGGCACGACCGGAGCTGCGGCGTGTGAAGTCACTCGCTGCACGCGCCTGAAAATTGAAGAAAGGAGGATACCGCTATGCCAAAGGATTTTTTGACAGATGAGCAGGTCGAGCTTGAAATTGAGCGATTGTCTGAATCGCCCGCTGTCATGCTCGCCAAGCAGGAGCAGCGCATCAAATACCGCCGCAGGCAGTATATGTATCAGCTTCGATACTTCGAGAAGCGCGGCAAAGAGCTTATGGCGCAGGGCATCACGCTCGACAATCTGGCCGAGATGGAAAAGAACCTTGAGCCAGACAGCTTTGAACCCTAGCAAAATAAAACGGGGCCGCTCCGCTGGCACGGAAACAGCCCCAGGCACAAAGACCCACTTCGATCATAGCAGCGAAAAATCGCATCGTCAAGGAGGAATGCTCATGCCGAACAGCCTGAAAGAGCTGCGGCTGAAAACAAAAACGCCCGCAAAAGACATGGTTGCCGTTGTGCAGACCATTTACCCCAAGTACGACATGACGAGCCAGAGCAAGTGCGAGAACAGCGACGCCTACGGGATTTGCCTGACGCAGAAAGCCATGAAAGCCCTCTACGCCAAGTTCGACCCGGACGGCAGCATTCGCAAGCACCTCCGCACAGCCGATCAGCATAGGCTCAAGGACAAGCTGCACGCCAGAATCACCGCCGACGAAGCTGCCCAGCTCAAAGCACACCTTGCAGCCGACGGCTACGACACTGTGCAGGACTGGCTCACCGATGTTGTGCGCGGATATATCAGCAAAGGAGATCGCGAATGAAATACTACTTCACATACGGCACGGATGGACAGCCGTTCGTAGGCGGCTGGACAGAGGTTGAAGCGCCAACTGTCAATCTGGCTTGCGCGGCGTTCCGCGCTGTCCACCCCGACAAGGAGCCCGGCATTCTGAATTGCAGCAGCGCATACACCGAAGAATCGTTTCTGGGAAGCTGCATGGCGGGTCCTGACGGAAACTTCCGTAAGTTCTGCCATGAGCGTATCAGCTTCACGGTCGAGTCATGTGACCCGGATGAGCCGGTTGATTTTGAAAATTTGAAAGGAGAATCTACATGATCGTAAATGTCTACTATCGCGACGAAGAAACCGGCAGCGTCCGCGCCGGACGCCCGTACAGCTACCGCTGCAGTGTCCCGAACGCCCACGTCGGAATGGAGGTTATCGCCCCCACCGCCAAGCGTGAGGCCCGCGCCGTGATCTGCGAGATCGACGTCCCGGAAAGCCGCATCGATGAGCGGATTTTGCCGCTCCTGAAAGAGATCACGCAGGAGGCGCCCTCTGATGGAGAATAACCTGATCGTCGTAAAACAGCTTCCGATCATCGAAGACCAGCTTCGGCTGGTCAAGGCTTCTGTTGATGAGCGCGTTGCACAGGTGCTGGCGCTGGCCTGCACCGAAGCTACCTACAAGGACGTCAAGAAAGCCCGCGCCGAGCTGAACAAAGAGTTTCAGGATCTGGAAGCTCGCCGCCGTGAAGTCAAAAAGGCCATCCTTGCCCCGTATGAGGCCTTTGAAAAGCTCTACAAGGAATGTGCGGCCGACGCTTTTACCAAGGCAGATGCTGAGCTGAAAGTCAAGATCACTTCCGTTGAGAACGGCATCAAGGGCGCGAAGCGTGACGAAATCGTCGCGTTCTACAACGAGTATCGCGCGAGCCTGAATATCCCCGAAGACATTGCGCCGTTTGACCGCTGCGGCATCAATATCACGATGTCCGATTCTCTGAAAAAGCTGCAAGGACAGGCTTCCTTGTTCTTGCAGAACGTTTCAAACGATTTGCGGATGATCGAAACGCTGGAGCACAAGGATGAGGTCTTGGTTGAGTACCGTAAATCGCTTTCCGCACCGGAAGCGGCACTGATCGTTGACCGGCGTCACAAGGAGATGGAGGAAGCCGCACGACGGCGCGCCGCCATGAAGTCCGCACAGGAAGCCCAGGATGCCGCGCAGGCGAAGATCGAAGAAGTTCTGAACGAAGAACCGCCTGCCACCGTTTCTGCACCCGTCGAGCAGCCCATCCCCACCGAGGCCCCCGCTGAAAAGACCTATCAGGTTTCGTTCCGTGTTCGCGGCGGTATCGGCAAGCTGAAAGCCCTCAAAGAATTTCTCGTAAATGGAGGTTATGACTATGAGCAGTTCTAATATTGCGCCTGCGAAGAAGCAGACGTTTTCTGTTGCCATCACAACGGAAAACTATCAGAACATGATTAGAAACACGCTGAAAGATCCGAAACGTGTAAATCGGTTCATTGCATCAATCACGTCCGCCGTTGCCGCTACTCCAGCGCTCCAAACTTGTGAACCCAGTTCCGTTCTTGCGTGTGGGCTTCTCGGTGAGGGGCTGGAACTCTCCCCGTCGCCTCAGCTTGGGTATTTCTACATAGTCCCATTCAAGCAGAAAGCAAAATACCGTGAAGGACGGTTGATTTCACCAGAATGCGTCAAGGCGCAATTTATTCTTGGGTACAAAGGCTACATTCAGCTTGCGCTCCGGAGCGGGCAGTATATCGATATTGATTGCCTTCCAATCCATAACGGCGAGTATTTGGGCAGAAACCCGTTTACTGGAAAGCCGCAGTTTAAGTTTATCGAGGATGATGACGAATGTGAAGCGCAGCCGATCATTGGATATATGGCACGCCTAGAAACCAAGTCAGGTTTTACGAAATGTATCTACTGGACGAAGGAAAAAATGCTTCGACACGCAGATACATACTCGCAAGCCTTCAGCAAAGAAGCCTTTGAAAAAATCAGAAACGGCCAAATTGCAGACAAGGACATGTGGCAGTATTCCTCGTTCTGGTACAAGAATTTCGATGAAATGGCTCAGAAAACATTAATTCGCCAGCTTATCAGCAGATGGGGCATCATGTCCACAGAAATGGAACGCGCGTTTATCAATGACAGCCATATTCCGACCGTTGATCCCAAAACAGGCGAGATTGTTGCGGACAAAAATGAGAGCGCCGATGAGGTGGAATTTATGGAAGCTCCGCGTTCTGACACGCAGATTTCTGCTTCAGCGCAGCTTCAGGAGAACGCCATCGAACCGGAGCAGATTGACCTCAATTCGCTGTAATGAGTGTTCCGTACGAAGTCCTTGCAACCGGCTCTACCGGCAACGCCGTTGTGATCGACGGGCAGATTCTCGTCGACTGCGGCGTTCCGTACAAGGTCGTGAAGCCAGTTGCAAAAGCTCTCAGGCTTGTTCTGCTGACACATTGGCACGGAGATCACTTCCGAAAAAGCACGCTCCACGCCCTCGCAGCGGACCGACCGGCGCTCCGCTTCGGCTGCTGCCGATGGATGGTGCGGCCTCTGGTGGAAGCTGGCGTCAAGCCCACGAACATCGATCTGTACGATTTTGACCGCCGATACAGCTACGGCGATTTCATGGTCGAGCCTGTTCCACTGGTGCATGACGTTCCGAACTGCGGCTACAAGCTGCTGCTTCCGGCTGGAAAGGTCCTCTACGCCACTGACACAAACAACCTGAACGGGATCTCAGCGCCAAACTTCGACCTCTACCTGCTGGAAGCGAACTACGAAGACGCAGAAATCCAAGCCAGAATCAGCGAGAAAAAGGCAAACGGCGAATTCGTCTATGAGCGGCGCGTACTCGGAACACACCTTTCCAAAACCAAGTGTGACGATTTCATTTACCAGAACATCGGACCTGCTGGCGAGTACGTTTACCTGCACGGCCACGTCGAGGAGGAAAAAGCGTGAACGGTTTCCTGAAAGACATCACCTACGCCCGCAGCGGCGAATATATCCTGTCGATCTACACGCGGGAGAGCTGCAAGGACCTTTGGAAAAACTTCGGCGAGCGCCCGATCACGTTCTCTATTGCGAAGAAGGCCGACCCACGCGGGCTTCGCGCAAACAGCTACGCATGGGCGCTCATTGAGCAGCTCGCGGCCAAGCTGAAAACCGACAAGGAATCCGTCTATGAGGAAATGATTCGGCGCTACGGCGTCGGTGAAAGCTAC